AATCCGAACTGCGACAGGGCTTGCTCCAACCGCCGCTGGAACGCCTGGCTTTGCTCAAGGTTCATGGAGGGCACGCGCGTTAGGCTGTCATCACCACACACGCTCATGACAACCCGGCTTTTCATCCAGGCCAAGTCGCCAATCGTGACCTCTCGCAATGGCTTTTCCCTCAACGCTGCCGCCGTTGAGAGCACCGTCGCAAACCCATTGAGCACCGCGTTCGACAAGGACGTGTCGTCCCTGCCACTGGCGTTCATCACTGGGGCCTGGTACTTGAAGGGCCCTATCTTGCCCCTTGGACTCCGCCACCAGGCCATCACTTGCGCAAATTCCGGCCCATTGGCGCCGTAGAGCTTCTCCATGAAATCCCAACTCTCATTGCTGTGTGAGTTGTCAAACATCGTGAAGTCACTCATAACAAAGGTTCCCTCTTCTTCAAGGAACCTCTCCAGCAGGCGGTTCAAAACATCCGACGTGGCGCTACCATACACCACTAGAGCTTCTTTGTGCCAGAGCTTCTTCAACTCCTCCACTTTCGGCTTCAGCACCGGGCCCGCGACAACATGAGTGATGTCCGCCGGCCCCTGGATTAGCCGATCTACCATCTCCTCAAGGGGCCAAACATCATTCCCTATGGAAACTAGTCGGCCCGCTCGGTCCCTGGCCCCTTCGAAGGTCTGTGAAAACCCTGGCAACATCTCGCTCTTCACGAACGCCTTGAAGCCAGCATCGCTGGCACGCAGCCCCCGGTCATCCAGGAGCTGTGCCGCCTGTCTCAACGGCCTCTTACGATGGCTGGGCATACTCTCCAACCACCGTTCCCGTTCCCAAGTGGGGACGCGCAACCGGCCGGGCAGCAAGTAGTCAACAAATTGCTCTGCCCATTGCCAAGTTCCTGGCTCGCCCTGGGGCTTGGGTCGGAAGACCCGGCAAGCCAGGGCCTTCAATCTGTTGTAGTTGGTGTTCGCGGAGACCATTGGTATGGCTCCACTACAGCAGATGCCTGCCAATCCACACAACATCTCTCT